AGGGTCAGGTCCGAAGCTTTCCCCTGTCCGCCCCCGCCCGCGCCCGAGTAGGTGAACTGCCGGAGCTTCCGGGAGCCGCGTTGGACAAACAGGAGATTGTTCGCTGCGATGAACGCTTGACGGTGAGCGGAGCCGAATCGGGATTGCCGCCGAACGAAGATGTTGGAGGGCGTGATTGCCGTTTGTTGGCTCGTTGCCGCCGTCCACTCTTCCGATTGCGTGAAGATGACAAGGGCATCGTGGGAGACGAGCGATTGAACCGCGCTACCCTCTTGCGCCGCCAGGGTGAACGCGATGGAATCCGAGTCGAAGGCCCCGCGCCGGAAGTTCTCGAAGTCGTTCGTTGCGCTCGCCCAAATCGTATTGGGTTGCAGTTCCGTCCCGCCGAACCAAAGGCGTTGTTCATGGAAACAGACGGAGCGAGGATAACCGGCGTATTTGGCCCATGCCTCGATTGCCCATTCGGTTGTTGCCGCCGTCGAGTCGAAGGCCAGTTCCACGGCGCACGAAACAACCGGGAGCGAGTCTTCGAAGGGTATCCCGTCCCAAATGCGAGCGTAGCCGATCCGCCGCGAGTCCGCCGCTTCAAGGTAGGCGATTCCGCTATGGGAGCCTGACGTGTGGGTATACGAAAGCCGCATTTCCCGAACCGTCTCGTTGACCGACTTAAACACGATGTTGCGCCCGTTCGTCTCCGCTGAAAACGCAAAGGCCCGACGATTGACCCAATTGCCCGAGGCGTCCCGTTCCTGAACCCGGAGCGTTCCATTCGCCGTCCCGTAGGTGAAAACCTCGAAGTCCCCGAGAATGAACAGGCTCGAAGAGTTCGCCGTCGCCGACAAGGACAGCTTGACCTGTGAGTCCGGCCGCTTTTGGGAAAGGGCAATCCGCGCCCCGGTGTATTTCGAATAGTCGAGAGTTTCCGTGAACGGATTGTCGGTAAACCTGATTTGTGAAAACGTCCCGCTTGTGGCGGAAGGGGTCGCCGTGACGCCGGTGTTGTTCCAATCCCGGAAGGCAGGGAAGGACCAATCAACCTGCGACCACCGAAACGTCGCCGCGTTGAAACTCGCATCAAAGATGCGCTCCAGCTTTTGCGGAGGGTGCGCCGGATGTGCGAAATAGGCGAGGTTCCCGAGTTGCGCGATTTGAACGTCAAAAATCTCCGATGCCGCGTAAGGGGTCGCCAGTTGAAGGGGGAGATTGTAAGGTGAATTCAACCTGTCAATGAACCGGGTCGCGTCGTCGTTCCAGATTCGCAGGTATCCGTCGCCCATTTCGAGGACGTAGCGGGTGGTCGCGGAGACGTTGAAGTCGAAAAGGCGAACCGTTTTAGAGCCTTCCAGTCCCGTCAATTCCCACGCTTCTAAAGTCCTTTGGTTGATCCAGATTTTTCCCACGGTGCCGGAATCCGAGCCGTTCGGAGACCTTCCACCGTTGGTCTCATGACTGCCGGAAACTTGCACCCATACCGCTTGGTTTGAGGTGTTGTCCGCGCATTCGTAAAGGGTCCGTTCCGTCTTCTGCCAGATGGAGCCGACCGCAAACCCGTCGCCAGAGTCGTCCCCGGTGCCAGGTTTTTCGGATTGGCCGAACACCTTTTTCTCGGGGATGAGAGACCACACCGGGGAACCAGGCGTGACAGCCGTGGCAATCCAGGCATTACCTGTTACGGGATAGGTGATGATGGAACCGACAATGTATCCCCGGTCAGAGTCGTCAAGGTCCGAGGGAATCCCGTAGCCGACCGGGTCCGCAATCTTTTGCCAAACTGCCCCGCCCACCGATGCGTTCGTGCATCGCCACGTTGCTCCATTATACCCAATGTGCCAGATGGAGCCGACCTCAAACCCGTCGCCAGAGTCGTTGTTAGAGTCCGGCTTTACGGTTGCGTTGAGGAACGAAAATGCCGAGACCGATTCCCATGTTGCGGATCCGCTCGCCGAGGTGCAGCGGTAAAGGGAAGTTGCAGTCTTCCAAAGTGATCCGGCCTTGAACCCGCGAGTCGAATTGTCAGACGCACTCGGGTTCGTTGAACGCGCCATGTCGTGCCTGGCTACATTGTCCCATGTCGCCGATCCCGAGGAAGCAGACGTGCAGCGGTAGACGGTGCGGACGTTTCGGAGCCAAAGAGACCCGACCTCATAAAAAAAGTCGTCATCGGAGGCGAGCGGCTCAAAGTTTTCTCCATCAAAGTAGAGGTTCGATGAGTGATCCTCCGTCCGCTCCGTCCATTCCGCAAGGTCGTGTTGTGTCGCGACGTGAAGCATACCCGGACGACGGAAGGCCCCGCCGTAAATCTTCGGGATGAAGTTTTCGAGGATGCGGCAGGAAAAACTATACTTCCCCTCGTCAACGCGAGCGTCCATCAAGGGAGAGATTTCGCCCGCGTTGAATGAATTTCGGCTGACGTGTATGCTCATGTAAACTCAGTAATCGTCATTGACGAGAAAACCGTCGAATCGAAATAGGAGGTTGCGCCTTGGTTGAGGTAGACCGTAACCGAAGCGGAGGAGTTCCGGCCGTAGCGGACTTTGTAGGTCCGAGACGACGTTGATCCGCTGGCGACTTTGTAGCGAAGCACCAAGGGGAGCGCTCCCTGCGCCGAAGCGATGGTTGAGTATGCGGAAACGAGGGCGTTCGCGCCCGAATCCACGAAGAGGCAGGCAACCGGGGAGTGAGCCGCGGAGGCGTAAACCGTCAAGAAAACCTCAATCAACAAAGTCGAGGACGCGGAAACCGGGGTGAAGCTTGTGGCGAGTTGCGTGTATTCCGCTCCTTCCGAGTTCTGCGGTTTCGTGTTGTCAAGAGGAATGCTGCTCGAGGTTGAAACCGCCGTGTTGTCATGGGTTGATTGCACTTGAAGAACCGCCCCGCTCGCTCCTGCCGCACCGGTCGCCCCCGTCGCCCCGGCTTCCCCCTTGTCCCCCGCAATGCCGACTTGCAAAATCACCTCATCATCGTTCGCGATGGTGCCACTTCCCGAGCTGTGAACAATCGTCAAATCACTGTAACCGGAGGGAACCGAACCAATCCCCGTCACTTGAAAAACCCGGTAAACGGCGGGGTTTGATTTCTTGATGACGAAAAGCGTTGCCTTGGTCGCCGAGGTCGAGGCGGTCCAATCCAAAACGTAGCTCGAAACGTTGACGCCGTTTGCGTCCAGATCATCAATGAAAAGCCGTGTTGCACTGGAAAGGGTCGTGTTGTTAAAGCGAATGCGCCCCGCGCCAGGGTCCGAATTGGTCGTTGTGTTGGAGTAGGTATAAGAAAGGCCGTATGTCGTTCCCGCCGCGCCCGTTTGCCCAGTGGCCCCCGCTGGTCCTGTCGGCCCGCTCGCTCCAGCCGCCCCGCTCGCTCCCGTTGCACCCTTGGCCGAAAACGTGAAATGAATCACGGCATCATTGTTGTCCGCGTCGAGTGGGAACCCATAGCCGGGAGCGATCGGGACGCGCCACTCGCCCGTTGTATCAACTGGCGTTTCGATAACGATAAAGAAAACGGCAGGATCACCGTTCTCGTCGAGGTAATTCGCGTAAAGGCTCCCGCCGTTGGAAAGGTTGGCAAGAAAGCCTTCCGAGTTTGGCGAAAGCCCCGCGTCGTTGAAATACAAGCTGTCCGAGTTCAGGGAGAAATACCCGGTTGCCGGTGTCGTCGTGCTGGTGTTCGTGTATTTCCACTGGAATCCCGGGGTGTCGCCTCGGTCGCCTTTTGCTCCGGTGGCTCCAGTTGGCCCGGCCGGTCCGGTCTCCCCCGTCGCTCCCGTCGTTCCCGTTGGCCCCGTGGGTCCAGTTGGTCCGGGATCGCCTTGCGGTCCTTGCGGCCCGGGATCGCCCTGAATTCCCTGCAACCCCTGAGTCCCGCGAGATGCAACCAGAACGCCAGTCGCTATTCCCACGCCCGCAAGCAATCCCGCGCCACCGCTCACGGAAATGTTGTAGTAATTCGAGACGGCGGAAATTGAAACAACGGTGAACGTGGCCGACCAACCAAACTCCGGGCCGGTCGAGAACATGAGGCGGTCCCCCGCTTGAATGGAATTGATCCAACTCGACACGTTTACCCCGGCTGCCGTGCGGTTGATCGAAATGAGCGTGACGGATGCGGGCGAATCCGCGTTGAAGGAAACCGTCGACCCAATCGTTGCATTGGTCCCGTTCGCAATTCGCGTGTATTGCATACCCGCGCTAAGACCATTGGCCCCGTCGAAACCATTCGCCCCGGTCTGCCCAGGCTCCCCGCGATCCCCCTTGTCTCCTTTCGGCCCCTGAATGACCGTAACGCTTTCCTCCGGGCAATACCCAGGACCATGCCCGCGCCCCGCAAGCGTTCGCGAAGTTCGGAGGGGTGAGAGCTTTTTCGGCCGAGGTCCAGCCACGTCATTGAACCGAGCTTCGTCGGTCACGCCGTCCGCAAAGGCGTCGAGGTCCGCGCGAGCCGAGCCGGTCAAGGCGCGAGCGACGGCGGACGCAAGGCGATAACTGAAGGCTTCCGCGAAATTGGCGTCCCACTTTGACGGGTCGGTTTCCCGCCGAACGTAGGTAATTGCCGCCGAGGTCGAGTCAGTCAGGAGTTGACCGCCCTCGATGGCGAAGGAGTTCAGGGCGAGTTCCACGTCAACCCCGTTGAACGTGACAACCCGGAGGCAATCAGCAGGAAGCGAGAACGCGCACCCGAACCCAAACGGCGGATCGGTCGAGAGCCGGGAAAGCTCAACCCGCCCGGTGGCAAAATCCCACGGATGAGAGCGGAGGAGCGAATCTCGGACCGGCTCGAAGTGCAAACCGACCGCCCGCCCCGCTGCCGTCCCATCGTCGAGGGACGAAACGGGAGCCTCCCCGATGAGGGACAGGGCGCGGTTGGTGAGGTCGGTTTCGGTCATGCTTCGGACGTTTCAGGATTGGGAAATGCTTTCATGCCGCGAAGGTGGAGGAGGTCTCACTGGCCCCGTTGTCGATGCCGTCGATAAGAAGGGATATCATGGCTTGCTTGTTGGTAGCAGTGTCGTTCCAGCTACTTGTGGATGATGGGGTTTGCGTGCATGTCGCGTATACAACATCCGCCCCTCCAAATGGAGAACCGGGTCGCCAAGTTGAGTCGTAAAAAGTCAAGACCCCGAGACCGATGTTAGTGCCGGAGGTCGCTTCCACGGCAATGTAATAGGTTCCGGGATTTAGCTCCACCGCCGACGCGAAAAGCGCATCGTTCGGAAATGCGGCAGTATCTGGAGGGATGTTAGAAAACAAGTCCGCGCTTGCAAGGATGGTTGATCCGTTGGAACCGTAAAGGATTGCCTTTGCGGTCGCGTCCAAATCTGCCCAAACGCGCAAGCCACAAACGCGCACCTTAGCGTTGATCGTGATCTTGTTGCCCCGAGTGTCGGGAGTGCTTCCAGAATTGTAGGTCTCAAGTCCCGCGTCGATGATTGGCCACATATGACGCAACGGCACGGCAGAACCGGAAGTCCCAATTCCAAAGCATGGAGCGAGAGTCGCAACGTGCGTCCCCGAATCAAGGCAATAGGGCAAGCCGGAACCGTGGTTATCGTCGATGAAGTTTCCGAATCGAATTGCCGATGGCGTTCCGGAATTCTGCGCGATCACAAGAGCGAAAAGAGTGCCTTTCGTCACTTGGAACGGAGTGTAGGCCACTTCGTAATTGGCCGCGCCCGATGTAATAACCTGACTCACTGAGGCATTGTCATTAACAGGCGTTCCAGTTGGAAGTCCTGTCGATGTATCGACAGTTTCGAGCCTGACCAAAACAGTGCATCCAGTCGTCGCGGAGGCCACCCGGAAAAAGACTCGCGTGATGGTTTGCGTTGAAGGCATCTGCCCAACGTAGGCGACTGATGCCCCCGCCGCGTTCAAATCGAAGTTCGTCCCCGAGGCAATCGCGGGCGCGGCGCTCGCGTTGTTCGGAAACGCCGGGAGGGACATGGTTGGAACGGAAACAATCATTTGAGTCGATTTTCCTGGGCGGCCAAGTAGGCGGCGATGTATTCGGGTGACTTGGTTGGATCTTCCGCATCGCGAATCGCGATTAGCTCTTCAAGCCCCGTTACAAAAGCGGTTTTCGTTTCCTCAAATTGCGCTTGGCTTTCCGCATCGAAATCCAACGGCGTGGGAATCGCGGCGACCGCATCACGTGCCAGTTCCTCTTGTTTCCCGTCGAGGAGGATGGCGACCGCATTGAAAATCGGCTGGAACGAATCGCGGAAAAGTGCAGGGCAGTCTTGCCATGCGATTGCCAGCTCAGTTCGTTTTTCTTCTATGGTCATAGCGTCCGAGTCACTTTGATGGTTAGTGCGACGCGTGTTACAGTCGCCGAGGAATCGACGTTGAAGGCGAGGTAGTCACCTTCGGAAAGCGAAGTGGTCCACCCCGTCAGTGTCGTGTCTTGACTTTTTTGAGCGGCCGAAAGAGTCGGCTTTGCCGATGCAACAATGGTATCTCCAACGGTCGGCGGGAAATTCGGATAGGTGTCCCGCCAGACATCGACGACGATGCTGCCGGATTGATCGGCGACGATCTCGACCGAATTGATCGTGCAGGCGTATGGAACTCGCAGGTATCCTTTGACGCCCGTCGTGATCGCGGACCCCGCGCCGTCTATGACGAGACCAAGCGATCCAAGCATTGCAGATCCAGCCTCCAAAACTCCACTGCTTCCAGTTTTGATCGGAAGTCCAGATGTTGAGCCAATCGCCCCGGAGTTGCTGATGTTTCCGTGGCTGTGGCTTGCAGCAGCCTTGCCGTCGAGGGTCGTCTGAAGATTCGTCACATCGCTGATCGCGTGGCTGTGACTGGTTGGCGTGCGAGCGTCCGACAGGCGCGAGTCGTCCCCGGCCGCCACAGTCCCGGAGGTTGCCCCTACGTTCCGAGTTGCAGAATTGCCAAGCCCGAGAGCGGTCCGAGTCGCGCCCGGATTCTCTTCAATCGCCGCATTCACTTCCGCATTGTCGGCCGGAGCGCCGCCGGGGTCAGGAGTGCCGGAAATGCCAAGAATCGTCTTGGTTGCGTTCACGTCCTCTTGAATCGCCGCGTTGACGGTCGCGTTTGTAACCGGGTCGCCGGTTTCGACCGGAATCAGATAGGTTGTATCCCGCCCGAACAAATCCCCCGGAGCGCCCGCAAGCCGATTGATGACCGGGCTTTTCACGGTCGCCCGCCGCTCGCCCACGTCCGCGAAAGTCGCCTCGCGCATCTTCTCCGATGCCAGGGCTTCCAGTTCATTCCGCTTCTGCTCGGAGCCGGTCAGGGCCACGGCGATGGCACCGCCGAGGCGATGGACGAAAACCTCAACGAAGATCGGGTCAAAAAGGGAGGGATCAACGACGCGCCGAACGTAGGTAATTTTGGCCTCGACCGCATCCGTCAGCAGGTAGCCGGATTCGGTTTCAAAGTCCGAGGCGCACATTGCCGCTTGGACCCCGTTGAGCGTGAGGATTCGCAGACAATCGGCGGGGAGGGCGTATTGATGATCCCACCCGAACGCGGGAGCGGTGTCGGATTCGGTCAGTTGCGCCCGAGCAACGGCGAAGTTCCAAGGGTGTTGACGAAGCAGGGAATCGCGGACCGCTTCGTAATGGGTCCGGCAAACGATGGCGGACGGGGAATTCTCCGACAGGTCCGAAACGAGCGATTGCCCGAGGCGGGAAAGGGCTTGGTTGGCAATGTCGGTTGGAGTCATCCCCGAAAAAAGAGAATGCCCCCGCCTCGCCCATGGAGAGCAAAGCGGGGGCAGTGAGGGTTACGGGAGGTCCGGGGCGATATACGCCACCATGAATTGCAGGACGTCCGTCGCGTTGATCGCGCCGCCGCTCGCCTCCGTGAAGGTCACCTGGAGGTAGTCGGCTTCGTCGAACGTGCCGAGGGCGAAGCCGCTCTTGCGAGCGAACGCCACCGAAGTTCCGTCCGTGGTGATCGCCGCCGCGCCGGTGAGAGCCGCAACCGTTCCGGCCGCATTGACCTTTTCGAGGGTGAACGATCCCGCCGCCCCGCCGCTGATCCCGACCGCGCGGGACAGTTCGGGGATGACGGTCCCGGCACAGCCGAGCTTTCCAAGGATGATGTCATCGTTGGAGGCAACGGCGGTCGTGAGGGTGATGTCGAAGATCGCGTAACGGATCGGAGCTTGGTAGCTCTTGATCGTGGTGTCCGCGTTTCGGGTCGTGTCGGCCGCGACTTGGGCCGCGCGAAGGGTGCTGTTTTGAGATGCCATAATTCAGTTATCCTTTCTGGTTGATTGGTTCAGTTGAGGTTCAGAATCACGGCTTAGCTGCGGTCGCAGAAGATTTCGACCACGCCCTTTTCGAAACGGCGCATGAAGCCGACCGTGGCATACGCGCTGATTTGCAGCGCGTGTTGCATGGTCGGGAGCACGTCCATCTTGACCTCGAATTTCTCCGGGGTCATGTAGATGCCGCGCGAGGCCGAGTAGACGAAGCAGGTGGCGACGTTGCTGGCGACTTGGACGAAGTTGGAAACAACGGGAGTCACCCCGAACAGCTTCGATTCCCTGCCCTCAAGCCATGCGGAGATCATCCGCGCCCAGGTGTCGTTTCCGGAGGTTTCGACGTACTCCATGAGGGCGAGCTTGCCCGCCGGGTCCATCACAAGGATGAGTTCCTCGGAGAGCGGGTCAATCCCGTTGTCCTCGAAGATGCTCACGGCCTTGATGATCTTTTGCGGGGTGAGGTCGTAGTTTTGGGCCGAGCCGGTGACCAGAGACGAGCGGTATTGCACGCCGACTTCTTGCGAAGAGGGCATGTCAATCGCCGTCACGTAGGGTTCCACACCTCCGTAGACCGTCGCCGAGGCCGCCTTGCAAAGCTCTTCCTCGATGAGGCGCGTGTAGGCGTGCTTCATTGCCGTGATCGCTTCGGAGTCGGGCAGGGCGAGTTGGCCGAGGAATTCGTCATCCCACTTGTCGAAGATGACTTGACCGTAGAACGGGATCTTCGTCATCTTGCGAGCGTGAAGCTCGACTTCGGTGGGAGCCGACTGTTGGAGACGCCCGGTCCGACGCTTGAACGTCCGGGGTTCCATGGAGTTGTAAACCTTCTCCTTGCCGGTGAAGGGGTCGATCTTGACGCGGCCGGAAATCTTGCGGTGAGTGTCCTGGATTTCCTGCTCCACGTTCGTGGTGAATTCACGACGGAATTCTTCGGGGATGCTGTGAGCAACAGAGGTAGCCATGAGATTTGAATGGGGTTAAGAGGTGGATTGCTCCGCCGCTTGGTTGTCCGAGACCGGGCCGCGCTGGTGTTGCGATGCCTTCGCGCGGTTCTCCCATTCAAGGGGCCGTTGAAGAACTATGGGGTTTCAGCGATGGAAGTTGCCGAAACGCAAGGGGAATTTTTAGGAAAAAAATTGGCCTCCTGTCAGGGGTCGAATCCCAACAGGAGGCCAGACGCCTCGTTTGATGTTGTGCGGTTCGTGGGGCGTCAAACTCCCGCCGCTGCCGCTTCCCGGTGGAGTCGCCGGACTTGAGCGACGGCGGCCTGGTGATTCGGGTGGGACGAGTCGCGGTAAGCTTCGTGAAGCGAATTCGAGGGGTTGCGCTGAATGTCGATAGCGGCATTCTCCGGCGAAAGGGTCCGCGTGACCGTCTCGTTGCCCGCAAGCTTGTCGGAGGAAATCACCGACGCGCCGAGAGCAAGGGCGCGGAGGACTTCCGGGTCTTGCAGGGCGGGGTGATCCTGGCGAAGTCCGAACGTTTCCGCAACGCGCTTGGCGTCGTGCAGCTTCGTCTCGAATCGCGGACCCCATTCCTTGCGAAGTTCCTCGCCCGCCTTCTTGGTCGCGTCCTCATGCTCCGCTTGCCAACGGGCCAGTTCGGTTTGTTCCGTTTCCGCCTGGAACTGGACGAGCGCGGAGAGTTGCGCCGGAGTGATGCCGAGTTCGTGCGCCTTGCCACGGAGGGATGAAAGCACATCTTCGCGCAAGTCCATCCCCTCGGGGAGTTGGAGCGCGTAGCCGTCCGGCGACTCAGGAACCCCGACCGCCTTCCGGTAGGCTGCGATTTCCTCGGGGGTCGCGCCCTCGCCGGGGAGCTTGACGAGACCTTCCTGTCGCTGGCCGATAAGCTTTTGCAGTTCACCGTAACTCTTCGCGAGATCGTGAACGGACTTCCCGCCGAACTTGGCAAGGGTCGCCCGGTGCGCGTCGAAGTCCGGGCCTTCGAGCCGGTCCGCCCAATCGGGCGCGAAGTTGAAGCCTTCCGAGAAGATGGAAGGCGCGGGGGTGGCCGAGGTTTGAGTCTCGGTCGTGGTTTCGGTGGTCGTGGTTTCTTCGCTCATACTTCGAGATTCCGCCCGCCGTAACGGGCTTCAAATTCGTCCTCGGTCAGGTTCTCACGCGCCCACGCGACAACCTCGGGCGTCCGGTCGCCGAGGCGGTTCGTGCCCAGTCTTGCGATAATGGCGTTGATGTCCTCGCGGGTCTTGGTCGCGGTGGCAACGGGAGGGTTGAGCGGTGCGGCCGGCGTGTCTTCGACAACCTCGGGTTCCGGTGCTGGGTTGTTGAATTCCTCCCAAGCGGCATTGACGGTTTCGTCACTGGCATTGGCGCGGAGCTTGATCCCCGCGTCAAGGAGGGCCTGTTTCTTTTCGTCGGTGGTCATTCTTTCGGATGATGTTTCAAAAGGTTCGTCCCGCGCCGGAGGAGCAAGGCGATCACGTCACATTGTCCGTCGATGAAAGCGGCTTCCGTAGCGTCGTTCCCGCGCGAGAATCGGGATTCGAGCGGATTCCGGCCGGAGCAAAGGAGTTGCGCGAGACGATGGCCCGCGCCGCCTTCCATGACTGCCCGGACGATGGCGTCCTGTTCCTCGCAACGGCTCGCGTGAGCCTCCGGGGATTCTCCGGGGCGCGGGGAGTAAAGGAGTTCTTCGAGGGACTTCATCGTTGAAACTTGCTCGCGACTTCCGCCTCTTCGAGCGCCCCCGCTTCCGCCATGGCCCGGGCCTCGTCCGCCGCGGCTTGCTGGCGCTTGGCGTCCCGTTCGTTGACGGTTACAAGCCAGTCCTCGGGATACCCGAGGTTCCGGGCGATGCCGCGGGCGGACTCGTCGAAATTGAAATTGTCGAGGATCGACGGGACCGTGAGGACGAGCGGGGCGAGCATTTCGAAGGTTCGCCCGAATGCCTCGTTGTTGAGGGACCGGAAGCGCATCGCAATCCGCGAGGTGTAGACGATGGACGGCCGGGGGATGACCGGCCCGCCTGTCGGAGTCTGCCCGACCATGAGAACATCAGGAGCGGGCGGGAAAACCCCCGCGCCGAGGAGAATCCCAAACCATGCCTGGATCACCGGCTCAACCATTTCGTGATTTTTTCGCGCAAAGGTCGGGTGGAACAACGGGAGTTGATCCTGTTGCCGCTGGAACACTTCCGCCGCGGTCATCTGCTTACCGACCGGAACCCCGGCTAGGGTTTGGAACAGGTCCACATGGTAAGCCCGGTTGATTTGGGAGGCGCGGAAAACTGTCCGGTCCTCACCGACCATGTAATTCCCCGGATTCTGCCAGTGCCGGAGGTCGCCCTTTTCGTATTCGTAGGAAATCCCGCCCGCGCCCAGGTCGATGATTCCGTCGTAGCGAGCAGGGACAACAACCGGAGGCGTGACGGTTTTCTCAACGAGCGTGTCGAGATATTGCTGCATCAGGTTCAACTGACGAGCATCGAAAAGGGCGGTCATCCCCGGCGAATGGCCGTAGGGCGTTTGTGTCCACTTCTTGTAGCGGTGGCAGACGAAGGGGCGATGGATGAAGCCGCTTTCCCGAACGACAAGTTTCTCCTCCTTGAACAGCCACACGGAAGCCCAAGGCATGTTTTCCGCGTCGATCTTGCCGGGGTCGCGCTCGTCACGCGGGGAAATGTAGTGGAGATATTCGTCCTCGTCGTCCTGCTTGGAGGAATCCCCGAGCTTCTTCCGCACCTTGGCCGGGAGCTTGTCGGCCCCGAACTTCTCCGCGGCGTTGCGGGCGGAAAGGCGATGGATGCGAAACAGGGTGTCAACCTCGCCGAACTGGTTTTCAAGGACCGCATACGAGCCGACCGGAAGGGCCTCGAAACGAGCGCCCTTTTCCGCGTCCTCCTCGATCATCAAGACCGTGGTTCCGTAGTGTCCATCATCGATCCAGACGTTATGAACCTCGTTGTAAAAGTTCGTCCCGGAAAGCAGTTCGTGTGCAATGTCGGTGCACTCGGAATACCACTTCTTGACGGCTTCGTCACGGCGAAGGCTGAACGGCGCATCATAGGCGAACCACTTGGAGCCGGATGGAGTCATCCACGACATGACTCCCGCGCCGTAGACGGTCCCAGCGTTCTGCATCGTCGAATCGAAAACGTTCGCTGCCCCTGAGATTTCCAAGAGCATGGACTTGGGACCGTCAAACCCCAGGTTCCGTTTCAACGGGTCTGCGTGTTGCGCGATTTGACGCCAAACCCCGGCATTGGCTTGCCGGTAGGTATCGGCGATTTCCCACCGCTTGAGGATGGAGGTAGCGTCCATCATCCGAGCATCGGGGAGCCGCCACCAAGCCCACCCTTGCCGGGTCCGCCGCGCCGGAACCCGTAAGGAGAGAATCCGCCCATTGCCATCGCCCTACGCCTCGTTTCGCGCTCGTCGATCAACTCGGTTTGCCCGGGAGCGTCTTGCGTTTGAGCTAGAAGAGCCGCGTTGGTTTGCTGGACGTTCAGGATGGCCGCGTTTTGCGCCGCGTCCTGTTTCCGTTGCGCCGCAGCCGTTCGGACCGCGATCCGGTTCGCCTGTCGGTCAGCCGCAGCCTGTCGGCGAAGGTTCGCCGCCGCGATCGCGTTCGCCTGCATTTGCGCCGCCGCCTGTTGTTTCTTGGCTTTTCCTCCCATGACTTTGAAGTTTCGCCTTCAAGCGATGGAAGTTTTGGAAACGCAAGGTGTTTTTTCGGACAAATGAGACCAAGGGAAGCTCGTAGGGGCAGAAGTCGAAGAGGCCCCCGAGGTCGCCCGCGGCTAGGTAGACGTGCCAGCAGTTCGGGCTTTTCGTCCCCATCCATGCCGGGGCATCACTTTCCGACCAAGGATCATTGAAGGCGTCAAAGCTCGACCAGCAATCAATTGGCCGCATGGCAAGGAAAACGTCCGGCGTCGAGACAAGAACCCCGTGGACCAGATGCGCGGAAATCAGGTCATCCCAAGGGACGTTTTCCGGGTCCGATTCGTGAAGGGCTTTCGCGGTCAGGTATGGCGTCATCGTTTCACCCTCGCTGTTCCCATGATCCCTTGAACCATCCCAAGCGCCTCCCCTCGAAATCCCGAGACAACCCGCGCCCCGCCTGTCGCTGGGCTTCCAATGTTCGCCTGGACGAGATCGCGGGACAATGCTTCCGCATAGGTCCGAAATGCGTCCGCCGAATGGCTGCAAAGATCATGGACCGGAACGTCCCGCATGATCCCCGTCGAAGCGTCCAGCTTCTTCCGGTAGCCTTCCAACCGCCCAGCCCCGGACGGAAGTTTCGCCCCCGTCTCAAGCGTGACAGGCTCGTCAGTTCTGGAATGAAACCAGCAGTTTGGAAGGACGCGCCGAACCTCGTCAATCCCCACCCACAGGTCAGGGATTCGCGGGACCACGATTATCCGTTCCCGTGGAATCCCGCACTCAACCAACTGTTGCAGGTAAGTCTTACCGCTTCCCT